CGAAGGAGTTCGGCGGTACAATGAGTACTGTTGAGGCTCTTTCAGGCGCGAACGCTGTTCAGATGCAGGAATTGTCAGCGAAAGCCAAACAGCTTGGTGCTGATACCGCTTTTACAGCGAATCAAGCGGCAGAGGCTATGACCTACATGGGTATGGCAGGCTGGGACGCGAATGAGATGCTTTCCGGTATGAACGGCATGATAAACCTTTCCGCTGCTTCCGGTGAAGATCTTGCGCTTGTTTCTGATATCGTCACTGATAACCTGACCGCGTTTGGGCTTACTGCAAAGGATACCGCGCACTTCGCCGATGTGCTTGCAGCGGCCGCCACGAACTCCAACACCAACGTAGCCACCATGGGCGAAACCTTTTCGGGCGCGGGTGCGATAGCTGGGGCGCTCGGATACAGCATTGAAGATGTTGCGGTCGGTGTTGGCCTTATGGCTAATGCGGGCGTTAAGGGTTCTGTTGCAGGTACCGCGCTGAAGAACACATTTAACGGCTTGCTCAACGGTGCGACCCTCACAGCTGATGCATTCGGAGAAATCGAATACTCTGCGGTAAATGCTGACGGCACTATTGACGAGTTCTCCGATGCCATAATCGAACTTCGCGGCTACTTTGAGCAGATGACCGAGGCAGAGCGTGTCCAGAACGCTATGGCGATTGCCGGGCAGCGTGGATATAACGGTCTGCTTGCAATGATCAACGCCTCGGATGAGGACTTCCAGTCCCTTACTGAGAAGATAAACAACTGTTCCGGCGCTGCACAGAAGATGGCTGACATCAAGCTTGACAACCTGCAGGGCGATGTTACACTGCTTGATTCTGCTACCGATGGCCTAAAGATGACTGTCGGCAGTCTGTATGAAGATGAGCTCCGCAGGCTTACTCAGACAGGCACACAGATCATGACCGGCATCAACGAATTCTGCGAGGAAAATCCCGCTGTAGTAAAGGGTATCATGGCGGTCGGTGCGGAGATCGGCGTTGTTGTTGCAGGATACACGGCATTCACGGCGGTGAAAAAGATTTCTAACGCTCTTTCGGCGGCTGGAATCGGCATAAAGGCAAGCGAGAACGGCTTGCTCATGCTGTTGAATATCAACCTCTCAAAGAACGTGGCGGCACAGTTTGCCGCCGCCGGCGCACAAATGAAGCTGAATGCGGCAATGCTCGCTAATCCGGCGGGTATTATTGCAGTTTCGGTCGTTGCGCTTACGGCGGGAATCATCGGTTACTCTGAGGCAACGAAAGCGGCAAGGCTTGAAACACTGACCCTGACGACAGCCTCACAGGAACAGCAGGACAGAGTCGAACAGCTTAACAGCGACTATCAGACTGCCTGCGATACATACGGCGAAACCTCAGACCAGGCACGCGCTCTGAAATATGACCTTGACGAGGCAACTGCCGCTATTGAGCAGCAGTCATTTTCCGTCTCGGAACTGTATTCGGAGATAGATTCTCTGCATGACTCCACATCTGACCTGCTTTCCTCGTACCATGAGGGAACCAATTCAATTGCTGATCAGCAGGAGCAGGCACAAATACTGGCGGCAAAGCTGAAAGATATAGCTTCTTCATCAGAAACGGCGGCACATAAAGAAGCGCTTATGCAGCCGATTCTTGAAAAACTAAACGAGCTGTATCCCTCGCTCGACATTAATGTTGAGAACGTGACTAGCAAGCTTGATGGTCTTTCCGCTGCTATTGACAGGGCTGCTGGTTCGGATAGCATACAGGCAAAGTACAAAGCGGCACAAGATAATATTGCAGAACTGACTATCAAGCAGCAGCAACTGCAGGAGCAGGCTGAAAAAGCCGAGATTGCTTATAATCAGGCTTATTTCAGAGAAAAGAGTTTCGTTGAGAATACTCTTGATTACTCGTTTCTCGGAAACATCTTCGGAAAGAGTGACTATACACAGGATCTTAACAAGGCATCAGAAGAACGAAGCAAGGTTCTTTCTGATTTGGCAGAGGTCAACGCGGCTATTGCTGAGTGCGAAAGCGTCGGCATAGAATACAGCGATGTAATTTCCGGTGCTTCTGAGCAGATGGTTTCCGCATATGACGCGGTATCCATAGCGGTAAACGACGTCACCGACCAGACAACCGAGCTTTTGCAGGCTTACAACGACGCATATCAGGCGGCTTACGACAGTGTAAATGGTCAATACAACCTTTGGACAAATGCTGAGGAAACTCTGCCGACAAGCATTCAGACTATCAATGACGCGCTTTCTTCGCAGACAGAATACTGGGACAATTACAACTATAACCTTGAATCGCTATCCAAGAGGACTGGCGACATTGAGGGCTTGGGAGATGTGATTGCCTCGTTCGCGGACGGTTCTTCTGATTCGGTGAACGTCATCGCCGGCATGGCTGACGCGACCGATGATGAACTGAAAACCATGGTCACGAACTTTGAGGAGCAGAAAAAGGCGCAGGAAGAGGTTTCGAAATCGCTTGCCGACTACAAGGTCGATATTGACGATACAATGGACGGTATCGTTGACGACATGGAAAAAGCCGTTGAGGATATGAAACTGAGCGACCAGGCAGAAGAAGCGGCAAAAGCTACGATACAGGCTTATGCTGACGCGATCCTTGCCGGTAAAGGTTCAGTCACGACGGCGGCGGACATTGTTGCGGCGGCCGCTGTATCGTCCCTGTCGTTTGCGGAGGGCTATGACTACAGCGCGGATATAGGCTACACCAAGATTGCGGCGCAGAATGCCTATGCAAGCGGTACCGATTATGCTGAAAAGGGTATTGCCCTTGTCGGCGAGGAAGGTCCGGAGCTTGTGGCTATGCGCGGCGGTGAAAGAGTTGTTGACGCGGATAACACCAGGGCGCTGCTTTCCGGCGGTTCGGGCGCACAGATCACCATAGCGCCCCAGTTTGTTGTGAACGGAGAAGTTAGCGATATGACCGAGGAAAAGCTGCAGGAGATGTCCGAGCGGCTTGTTGATATGGTTCGGGACGCGCTTGAGGAAGCGGGAATAGACAGGCAAAGGAGTGTGTACGCTTGAGCACATATACAACGCAGCAGGGGGATATGTGGGACAGCATATCCCACCAGGTGTACGGAGATGTGAAATTCACGGACGTACTTATTAATGCCAACCCTGAATACCGATACATCTACATCTTTTCGGAGGGCGTTGTCCTCAATGTCCCGGATGTTGAGGACAGAATAACGGCGGACGATCTGCCGCCGTGGAAGAAGGCGAGCGGATGAGTGACAAGCACCTTGCGCGCCGCGCTGAAACGCAGGTAGTTCTTAACGGCGTGGACATATCCGTGTATGTGAATAAGGACTGGATTTCTCTCACATACACGGACAACGAAGAGGACGAGGCTGACGACCTGCAGATAAAGGTCTGTGACCGTGACGGCAAATGGCTGCGGAAATGGCTGAACAGCATAATTGATGGCGGTGCGCTGGGCGGTTCGGTGATATCCGCCGCGCCGGAGGGCAGCACAAAGACATCAACGTCTTCAGGTTCGAGTTCCTCGGCCAGCGGGGGTACCGATAAACCGAGATACAGAGTGACCGCCTCAACGGGCGTAAATATCCGAAAGGGCGCTGGCGAGAAATACAAGGTGATCGGCAAACTCCCTTACGGCACTATCGTTGAGGTTCACGGATTTTATTCGAGCTGGGCGAAAATCACCTATTCCGGCAAGAATGGATACATAAAGGGCAACAATCTTAAATCCGTCGGCGGGGGCGGTTCTTCGTCCTCTTCGAGTTCTTCAAGCTCCACAAAAAGTTCAAGCTCCAAGAAGTCTGGCAGCACGGCTAACACGCAGATTCAGACTGGCAAGGGCCTTAAGATATCAGCTGTTATTGTACTCCGAAACGGGAACAACGATGGCAAGGACGCAGTCCTTGACTGCGGTCAGTTCGAGCTTGACAGCATAGACGCACAGGGCCCGCCGGCGACCGTTACCATTAAGGCAACATCGCTGGCTTTCAGCAATACCGTGCGGCAGACGCTGAAATCCAAGTCGTGGGAGAACATCACACTTTCAGAGATAGCAGGTCAGATAGCGCGGCAGAACGGAATGGGAGTGCTTTTTGAAAGCGAGTTCAATCCGAGGTATTCCCGCGTGGAGCAGTATCAGACCTCTGATATTGCCTTTCTGCAGAAGCTGTGCCACAATGCCGGCTGCTCCCTGAAAGCCACCAACAATATCCTTGTGGTGTTCGACCAGGCGGCTTACGAGGGGAAAAAGGCAGTCAGGAAAATCAGGTTCGGCGAGGAGGGCGGCTACACCAAGTACAAGCTGTCCACTGGCACGAACAACTGTTACACCTCATGCCGGGTGTACTGCACCACTACGAGCGGCGCGGTCATTTCTGCGACCGAGTATGCTGAGAACTACAACGAGAGCAGCGACAATCAGCAATGCTTACAGGTGTGTCAGCGCGTATCAAGCAAGGCAGAGGCGCAGGAACTCGCACACAAGCTGCTCCGTCTGCACAATAAATTTGAGATCACCGGAACGTTTACGTTCCCCGGAGATCCTAGGTTTGCCGCAGGAAGCACGGTGGAACTTTGTGATTTCGGGTTTGGCGATGGTAAGTACATCGTCAAGTCCGCAAAACACAGCATATCTTCTAGCGGCTATACTACGCAGGTCACCCTGAGAAAGTGCCTTTCGGAAAGCGAGAGCACGAGCGGCGGCAAGACGGACAGCAGCGATGAGATACAGGAGATGGCTATGCAGGTGATCCGTGGCGAATGGGACGTATATCCCAAGCGCAAGGAACTGCTTGAAGCCGCTGGACACAGCTATGAGCAGGTGCAGGCGCGGGTAAATCAGATACTTTACGGAGGTTGACATGTTTAGAATCGGAACGGTCACTGTTGTGGACGTTAAAAAAAGAATGGCAAGGGTCAGATTTCCCGATGTGGACATCGTTTCGGATTGGCTGCCTGTCCTCAACCACTCCTCTCTTGTTACACTGGCACTGAAATCGGACGGAAAAGCGTGGACTATCAGTGAGAAACACGCGTCAGCCGACCGGGAGCTGAACAGCGGCGCGGAATACAACAAGAGCCACCCTGATGAGATCAGCGGGAAGTCACCAGACATCGAATGTGCAGGCGGCTGTGTGCACACGCATGAAATCACGGTTAAGATATACGGCTGGTTGCCGTTTATCGGTCAGACTGTGGTGTGCGAATACAACGATGAATTCAACGGCGACGGCATTATCATGGGAGGTTTGACGTGAAAGTCGGCAGTCTTGGGAAAGTTGTTTTCACAGTTTCAACAAACAAAGTTGAAACTTTTTCGGGCTTAAAGATAAGCAGCTCCGCGTCCTACGGAAGTCACAAGCGGCATGGCGGGAATGAGATCATTGAGTTCACGGGAAATGACGCGGATACAGTTTCTTTTAACATGACGCTTTCGCAGATTCTTGGTGTTAAGGTCGCGGAGGAGCTGGATAAGCTGAAAAAGTACAAAAAGACCGGCAAAACGCTTAAATTCGTGATCGGCAAGAGGGTGATAGGTAACTATCGCTGGGTGATTACGAAACTTAACGTTACCGAGGAAATCTACGGCAAGAAGTCGGAACTCATAACCGCCGGGGTGGCAATAACACTCAAAGAATACAACAAGTAAGGGGTGGGGGAATGTCATACAAGGTAAGCGCCGCTGATGGTTACTCGCTTTCCCTGCAGCAGGACGGTGAACTGCTTTCCGTACTGCAGAATATCGCACTCCTGCTGAATACCAGGCGCGGAACAGTACCCATGCACAGAGAATTTGGTTTGCCTATGGAGTTCGTGGACAAGCCTATCGACGCTGCGGAAACGATAGCGTTCGTGGAAATATCGGACGCGCTTGAAGAATTTGAGCCGCGTGCCAGACTGGACGATGTGTACTTTGAAAAGTCGGCGGACGGGAAAATCAACTTAACGGTGGAGGTGAGCATAGCAGATGAGCAGAGCGACTGATTATCAATTCATATCGACTGACAGCGTGGAAGTCGTTGCAGATCTTACCGCAAAGTACGAAGAACTTACGGGACATACGCTGCTGCCGTCGGACCCGGACAAGCTGTTTATTCAGTGGGTCGCCGGGATAATCATACAGCAGCGTATAATCGTAAATTACGCAGCAAATCAAAATCTACCGTCCCGGGCGGTCGGTGAAAATCTCGACGCGCTCGGAGAAATGATATACAACGTGACAAGACCGGAAGCAAAGCCGGCGGAATGCGTTGTGCGGTTTACGCTGTCAGCGCCGCAGGAAACGGCGATACCGATACCAAAGGGGACAAGGGTCACCGACAGCAGCGGG